GAAGATACTAAAACTGAAATAGAATAAAGGTTTGGTACTTCATATTTTCCAGTTGATTTATCCTTTTGAATCTTAGTTGGATGGGCTACTAAAAAGCAATGCACTTTATTTATTTCACAAAACCTAGTAATTTTATCTAACTGCTCACTAATGTATTTAGTTTCATTCGTAGCATATTTGTGATCCAATTTATTCCACGCATCAATAACAAATGCTTTAACTCCTTTTTTTCTAACTAATTGCCGAACTGAATCTAAAATATTTTCCAATCCAAAATCATTTTCAGGATTAATGAAATAAAAGTTTTTAGCGTGATAATCAATCATTTCTTTTAAATCTAAAGGACTTAAACGATTAGGCCCTTCAAAAGGTTTTCCTGTTATTTTTTCAGCAAATTTACTAAAGTGCAATTCAAGTGGATGATTTTCAGGACTATAAAGCGCTATTTTCCAGTCATGAGAAATATTTAAACGGCACAATAAAAAGTCTAAAAACTCTGATTTACCATGACCAGGGATTCCAGTAATTGTTGTTAAATATCCTTCTTGAAAACGAATATGCATGTCTATTTCGCTCATTCCGATACCGCACCCATTAGGCAGTCCATTGTTATAATAATTATAAATATCTGTTTCAATATCAATAGCATTAAAAACGCCTACAATTGGGAACTCTTTAGCCTCATTAATGCAGTCCTGAGTTAATTTAATTCCGTACTTAATCAAACAATCATTAGCGTCTTTACAATCTTTAAAAGTAGCCTTACTGCAATTTTCAAAGCCTAATCGTCTAGCTAATTCTTGCTGTAAATTCATGCCTGCCTTATCATTATCTAAAGCCAAAATAAATTTTGTGTTTTCGCTAAAAAAATCAATGCAGTTATCTAAATAGTCAAAATTAATTTTTCCTAATCCTGCGCCATTAGGTACTGAAATGACGTTTTTAAAACCACATTCATAAAGAGCTAAACAGTCCATCTCACCTTCAACTATGATGATAGTCTCAAAATCAATAGTACAATCTAAGTTATAAAAGATCAATTCAGCGTCTTTAAAAAGTTTAAAGTCTTTGTTTTTACCTCTAAATTTAACATTAATCAGTTCCCCGTTACGAAAATAATTGAAATTTATCGTTGGAATTTCAGCCTTAGCTTTAGGCATCCACTCTAAACTTTCAGTAACCCCAACCTCTAATAGCGTTTTTTCACTGATTAGACGCGATCTAAAGAACTTTAAACAGTTTTCCGTATACTTACTAGGCTTAATAAATTTAGGTCGCTTAAAATCAATATATGGCGTTTTTTTATCAAAGTCCTTTTTTTCAACCAAAACCATTTGGCAATGATTGCACCTTCCGGCTCCTTTTATTAAATTAAAACTGAAACACTTTTCTGTTTTCTTTTTTCTACTTTCCGAACATTCAGGGCAAGTCATTTGGTTTTCTCCATTCTTTTGAACATCGATAACATATTCTTTTCTATCCGCTAGGTTTATTACTTTTAAATCAGCCATTACATTACAAATTTAGGTTCGTTACTTTGTGTTTTGTTTTCTGGCTTAAACCAAACGGCTTGCGCTTTTTGTTTCCAGTTTTTCACTTCGTTACCTTTTGAGTCTTTCCAATCTGCTACCGAATAATAATGAAAAAACTTTTTTGCTGCACTTTCAGAATATCCATTTTCAATGAAGTAAAATATTATATCTTCTTCTTTCCTTTCCTTTTCTTTTCTTTTCTTTTCTTTCCTTTCCTTTTCTTTGCTAAAATTCGCTTGCGTTTCGCTTAGCGGTCGCTTAGCGGTCGCTTTATTTCGCTTAGCGATCGCTCCCTTCTTGCCATTCTCACTATTGATTTTAGATACGTGACCTGCATCAATTAACTGCTCGTCTAAGAATTTTATACTAATAAAACCATTATTTATTGTAAAAAATCTATCAGTTAAATTATTAATTATTTCTGTTTTATATCTTTTATTTATGTCTTCAATAGATAATTTTCCGTCTCTTTGCCAATACAATGCACAAATATTTATAAATAAGCCTTGCGTACTAAAATCTTCATAAACAATATCGCCTGTCAACCAATCTGTTGCTAAAAATTTAAAATATGGGAAATTTTTTGCCATAATTATTTAAAATAAAAAACCGAGAGCCGCCGGGAATGCAGTCCCTTTGGCTATCGGTTAAATTTTTGTTAGTTAAAAATAAGCCTGCATGCTTTCTAACTTTTGTAAAAGTAATTGTTTATTTTTCAGTAATATTGATAATATCAAAAATGTCCATTTGTTTTCCAGGTTCTCTTATTAATCTTTCAATAATGATCGTAGTTTCTGGATAACTAAATCTATATTTAGCTTCATATTTTTTTGTAAATACTTTTTTGTATTACTCAATTCAGAAAACTCACTTATTATTCTTTTAGTTTTCTTATCTATTATTTTTATTGTGTAATTTTTCATTTCTTAAGATTAAAATGTTTTTCATAAATATGTAAATCATTAACGTGATGGTAGTACCAACCAATTGGTACACCTAACTTATTTGCAATTAATTCTTGTAATTTAGAAAAGCAATATTGGTCATTACAAAAACCGTAAACCAAATCATTAGAACGCATTAGAACGCTCATGTTTAATTTTCCATAAGTTATATTAAATACTATGTTTAAAGTGCATGGGGTATCAAAAGCGTATTCTTTATGTTCTTTACCATCATATATTGTTATAACAGCTCTCCTTGAGAATGGGTTTCTAGTCAACTCTGAAACAATATATTCTATTTGTTTACCTCTATTCCATTGATAACCGTAATTTGAATTAACTAAATTATCTCCATCATGCATGGCGTCCCAAATTTTAGCGATTTTCTTTATTTCAGAAACATTTCTATTAGCAGATAAATACCATTGCCATTCTATTTCAGCGTATTCTTTTTTCCATTTTCTCCAAGACGTGTTAATTAAGTTGTCCATTGGATTTGAAATATAAAATCCTTGATTTAATATAGCCTTTGTTCCATTAACTGCATCTGGAAAAAACATTATTTTATCGTAGTAAAACTCGAAAGCTTCTTGCGCATTTTTAAATTCCATCATTGTTTATAAATTTTATTAATTGCTCTTTGTTTAAAGTTTTTACTACTTCTCCTTTAACGTTTAAAAGGTTTACATTATCGTAAGGGTAGTTTCCTTTTATTATTAAAATCTGGATAGTATAACCAAATATTCTTTTTTGTATCAAAAATCGTAACTTCTTTAATAAAAGACTTTGGTCTAATTTTATTGACTCATTATTATGTTTACTTTCTATTATTGTAATTATTTTTTTCTTATAATCATGTATAATCAAATCAATATTATTAACTACCATGTCTTTACGACAGTTCTCCGCTATGAATACGTTTAGCGGAGAACCATAATATTTTGAATTATATTCCATCTTTTACAAAATTTCCATTTTCCATTTTACCTGTCCTTTCTTTTATGACGGAATAAGCAGAGTTAATACAGTCTTCTATGTTTAAATCGTTTATTTTTGCTAAATTAGTTAGTACTACTACACAGTCTCCTATAGCATCAACAAATTCTTCTCTGTCATTCTTTAAGATTGCTCTTGATAATTCTCCTACTTCTTCTGTTAATTTTATAAATTGAGTCTTCGTGTCTCCACTTTTTAAAATCCCTTTCTTTTCTGCCCAATTTCTAATTGGTTCAAATTCGTTATTTAATTTCATTTTGTTTTTTGTTTTTGAGTTTATATTTATTTTTCATAATGATTATTCAAAGCTCCAATGTAAGCAACGGCATCTAATAAATTATCTTCTTTATGATTGTAAGATTCCCTACTCAATTTTAAAGCTACCATTGCTTTATACATAAATGTTGCGTCTAAATTATGACCAGTCATTCCAGATAGTATCTTTGCTGCTCTTTCCATCCCTTCGTCAAATGGACCATATTTCCTTTCTTTCTCTTCACTACGAAGATTTACAATTTCATTTGCTTTTTCTAAAATATTCATTTGTTAAGTTTTAAGTATTCAACATTACTAAATTTGTAATTTTCAATTTCTACTGCTTTTTGACAAGCGTGAAAAATATTTTCAGCTGTTACAATTAATTCTTTTCCTAATGGAGATTTGATTTTAAATTTACGCATAAAAAAAATAGCCCCCAATATTCTTAGCCCTACCACAGGCGTCAGAATAAAGAGGGCGTGTTTTTAATGTTTTCATAGGTGGTAGAAT